TAGAAATTAAAGAAGTTGATCTTTCACTTAGACCTGATATACCCATCGGTACAACAGTACTTGTACCAGGGTTTTCACAAAACGGTCCAACCGACGAGTTGATACAGGTAACAAGTGTTAGTGATTTCGAACAAATTTACGGCAAACCAACAACCCCAGTTGAACGTTATTTTTATCACACAGTACGTTCATCATTAAACAGTCCTGCTAATGTGTACTGTTCCAGACTTGCATATGGTCCTGGAGCTGGTGGTGACTTAGCTGACAAGTATTCCGCGCTCGTATATCCAGTATTTCCTCGCCCATCGATTGAGTCGCTTGAGGCTCTACCAATGGCGCACCCATTGAAGCAAAGTATTGTTAATTATCTAGCTGCTAAAGCTGGGGTGACTCAGGAGATACACACGATAACAGTCACAACATCCTCAACTACCATTGGTAAACAAGTACCAAATGCTGGAAGCATCACACTAGTCGGTGGAGCAACAGCAACTGGTAATACCGGCAAGGTGACAATACCATACAATGCAACGACTACCGACATACAAACAGCAATTGAGTCTTTGCCTGGTATTATAAGTGTATCAGTCAATGGTGATTTTCAAACTTTAGACCCAATCACCGGTCAATCAAAAGTGACGATAACATACAACAATCCTAACTACAAGGATGTATACAACATACAGACAGACGGTACTAACAACACACTTGCATACAACACTGCTGGTACTGTTGAGAGGTGGGAGACAACAGGCTACAATCTCACCGGTGGCTTTATTGCTCTATCCGGTGCGAACATGAACACTGTGACTATGCACATATCCTCCACAGTCGCTGATCTTGAAACCGAGATGGAAAGACTCAACACTGGTTGGAACATAACTGCGGTAGGAAAGCCAGTAGGTGGTGTACCAAGCTTGTATTTAAGTGGAGGTGTTGATATTGAATTTGTACAGCCACAAGGAACGATCGGCGGACCGTTGACAGTTGATACATCCGCGGCAGATCCAGACGGACCCGCAAACCCTGGCCGGGTGGACCCAATAATGCGGGTAGTTAATCTCGGAATCGCGCCGGCATCCACACCATCTGTAATTGGTTATGGTTGGACAGATGCTTCCGGAAACCCATATGATTTCTCTGGTATATATGATGAGAAAATACCGAGTGACCTAGTGGTACAATATGTCAAGCAATGGGGATGGAAGTTGTCTGATGCTGACGTGTATTGGTTCGGTGAACCATCTAACATCGACATTGATGGAGAAGAGTATAGAGCGTTTCAAGAAAACCGCGCTGATTATGGTGACATTGGAGGTCACGTGACAGAATGGAAGACATATCAGGAGGTTGTTGATAAAAAAGGTATGGGTTTCATACTACTCAACACTCGTAAACTGTCTATCAATGAAAAATTTGAAGGTTATTATGTAGGTATATGTGATAACACTAACTTGAATCCAGCAACTGATTTTGATGGGTTTGTTAAAATGAAAGGCTTCAACAAAGCCACATTTGACCAAAAAGGAGCATCCTACATTGACGTGCCAGATGTTCGATTGAACTTCGCATTGTCTGCAGAAGCAGTCGGTGTCGCTGGTTCAATCAGCGAGGTTATGGAGAATGTATCACCTTTTGATTTGAACAATCAACAATACGGAGATGTGCTCTCGATAGGTGTGTTCAAGATAAGACCATCAACACTCAATCCAGACATAACCAAACTAGATTACGTGTTGGCAGAATCATATATCGGGTCATGTAACTTTTACGCTCAACAATACTTGCAAGAAGGTGGTGAAGCTGTATCGTTCTTCATTGAAGATGAAACATCAGAAGCGAAAAACTTCCGAATCATGATGAATCCAAACATTAGTAAAAATGGGGGTGATTGGTATGACGAGAAAAAGGAAGTCACCAAACGTGTACGTGTTGTGTCGCAGAAAAGAGAACATCACTACAGCTCACGAGCTGAATACATTGCCAATACATTCCTGGACACAGAAGAAGGTAATGAGTTGTATTATTATACCAGAGCGATGAATGAGTTTGTACTAGATGCACCTCAGACTGGAACAATGAAAAAGCTACACCATTCAGAGAATCTATATGCTCATGGTGCTTTCAAAATCGCTGACGGTAATTCAGCTGAAACTGGTAACATACCAGCCAAGCTTGACAGACTGTTTGAAGTAGCAGAGAATCTAGATTTATATCCATTGGATATTCTATGCGAAGCCGGTCTAGGCACTGTGTATGTAGGTACATATGGTGGAGATTCTACTGAACCTACAACCAAAGGTCGTTTTGATGACGAGAAGTTCTTTGATATTGATGACATGTATATAACACAAGTGCAGCATGCGAATCAAACAATGGCAAACTACAAGACGATTGCCAACCGGTTTATTAACTTCTGTCAAACCCTACGTAAAGACTGTTTGGTAGTGCTAGACAACCTACGTTACATATTCGTGCAAGGAAACGATGTAAAGGTACTAGATGACAAGGCAAACAAGTATTTCTCTAAACATATATACTGGCCGTTGAGGCATCTGTTTGGTACGATCAACTCATCGTATGCGTGTACGTACGGTAACTGGGTAAAGGTGCAAGATCCTGCTAGTAACCGACAAGTGTGGGTGCCTGCTAGTGGTTTTGTCGCCGCGGCAATGGCCAACACCGATTCAAATTTTCAACCATGGTGGGCACCAGCCGGTTTCACTCGAGGCTTACTAACCAACATTAATGATGTTGCATTTATGCCTAAACAGAAACATAGAGATCAGATGTACAAGATTGGTGTAAACCCAATCGCCATGTTCCCGAACGATGGTTTTGTAATTTTCGGTCAGAAAACACTGCAAAGTAAACCTAGCGCATTTGATCGGATCAATGTACGTAGATGTTTCTTGTATGCTGAGAGAGCCGTTCGTAACACAATCAAATACTTTGTTTTCGAGCCTAACACACTCTTCACAAGACAGCAAGTTATCAACGTGTTAACACCGATATTTGAACGTATCAAACAAACACAAGGATTGTACGACTACATGATTGTTTGTGACGATCGAAACAATCCACCTGATGTGATTGATCAGAATGAGATGGTTGTCGACATATATCTAAAACCTGTACGAAGCGCTGAGTTTATCTTGGTCAACTTCTACGCAACAAGAACAAGTCAGGATTTCAACGAATTGATCGCGTAAAAAATATAACAACTGAATAAATATTCATATGGCTAAGCTAGAACAATCAATAACAAACTTCTACAGAGTCGCTCAAGAGAGAGACTTTGCACGTGATTTTCAATTTCGTATTTTGAGCATCAACCCTGGTGGTTCCTCAGCAGTTAGTTTTGCTGAAGATGATCTAGTATATGCTAAAGGTGGTCAGATCCCGATCCGCACTATAGTGCAGCATGAAGTACCTTACATGGGTCTTCAATTTCGCCTTCCAGGCGCTGCGCAGTACAGTGGTGACTTTCAAGCAAACTTTTATTGTGATGTAAACAGTCGAGTACGACAGTTGATGGAGGAATGGTCGTTCCAGACATTTGATGACTCTACAAGTATGGGTGATTACTTCATGCCTAGAGAAAGCTCCTATGTTGAGTTATGTCAGCTAGATTCACAATTTGAAGTGACAGCAATTTACAAGTTGATTGGTTGTTTCCCAACAACTGTAGGTGATATACAATATGATATTGGCGGTACTGGTAATGCAGTTGAATTTCAAGTCAATTTATCATATCACTTTTGGCGTAGAGTAGGGTAACCGTTTAATATCCC